TTAAATAAACATAAGAATAAACATCATAAGCTCCTCGTATCTGATACCATACTGATAGCCAGCAGGTTTAATAATAACCTGCCTTCCTGTGTAATATTCCTCGTCGTACCACTCTCCTGTTTCATTGTTTTTAACACTCCTAATCAATACCTCTGGAGCATAAATATCATCCCATTCATCATAACACCAGAACGCATAGTTATTAGGGTCAAGACCGTATTTTCTGAGAATATTACCTACAGTTTGTGCACCAACACCGAAATGAATCCGAGCGCCATCACTCTTGATCTTTACTGCATCTTTAAATTTAAACCTCCAGATATTTTCCTTTATTTCAAGCGCAGCAAGACGCTCTGATTCTGTTGTTTTCTCGTCAGCCTCAATACGCAATTTCAGCTCTTCATTCGACGTGTTGATACTGCCAGTACCAGCGTATACCTGTGACCATCGAAATGCTGATGTTCCGTTTGAGTTAACATTATCAACAGTTGGTTTTATAAGGCCAGAAAAATGAGTTTCAGGTGTATTAATATATGTATATGCACCTGCTGTACTGCGAGTCCTTAACTCAAAACTGTCTATATCAACACCAGTCCTACGAATTATAAGGAAGTTATTTCCTGCGGAACCAGTATCTGTTTGAGTGCTAACAGATAATCCGTTTCGTGTATCAATACGTATATTCTTCCCGTTCTCCAGCGAAGCAGAATTATGTAGATGCAGCGAGTTGTCAGTGTAGAGATTGTGTTTACCTACATTACTAAATGTATAAGTATTGCTTGTGTCATCACTGTTCCTATGGAATTGCTGAAGAGTGTAGGCAGAAGATGCTCCGTATCCATCACAATGGAAATTTCTGCACAGCTGCAAATCGAATAACAATACGGTGTCAGCATTAATGCTCACATTATTAAAGCATGTTGCAAAGTTGGCACCATACTGTGAATTGGAATCGCCAATCTGTGCGCACACATCAAGCAGACCAAAAGTTACATTGGTAAAGTTATTTGCATCACCGGCGTCAAGAACAATCCCTTTCTTAGTCCCTGAATACCCTCTGGCAGTGCCGATCTCAATTCCCTGGAATGAACACACGCGAGCACGACTAAGCTTAAGACCAACCCATTCCAGACCATGATCGTAACCTTTTGCTGCGCGGTGAATAAACATACCATTCATGATGAGCAGGAATCTGTTATCCAGCCGTACTGGTTCAAGTTGGGCATTAATACCAACATTTGTGCATATACATTCACCATAAGCATAACGATTCGTTTCAAATATACGATCATCAGCGTCGTAAATGCCTCGTAATGCCTTGGCGGCATCAATATTAAGCAATGTAAAATATGTCTTCTGCTTAATTTCAAAAAAATTTGCAACATTATGCGTTGTGATATCACTCACACGCATTGATAAAATCCCTTCTTCTGGAGCGGTGCGAATGAATCCATCAAGGAACTGTTCATTATAACTTTTGGCTATCTGATAACATCCAACAGCATCAATGCGTTCGATTGTGAACTGCCAACTATCACCACAGTTAAAAGACCATTCCCAACCGTACTTCTGTGCGAATTCATCAGAATCAATATTTGCAGTCTCAGAACAGAAAGATAAAAATCTAAATGTTGGTTTTGGCCTTAGATGATTAAGCCCGACACCTCTTGGGGTATATATGGCATTAGCGCCATTCCCGCCTTTGCTTTTAATTGTAAGGTGACTTAAACCAAATTCAACATCATGCTTAGTTGGTGCAGCGAAAACAAATCCATCTTTTGGTGATGTGGTATTATCAAACACAATAACCGTTTTACCCTGTCCATCGCCACACATATTCACTGGTGGTATATTAACTGGTCCAATTAAATTATATGTTCCAGTTGGAATATATAACTTTCCACCATCTCCAAGAGCATTTGCTGCTGCAATAAATGCCACCGTATCATCGTTAACACCGTCACCTTTCGCCCCATAATGCTGTGGCGTAATTAACAGCATACGGTCAGAAAAAATCTCTTCCCTAAGTTGATCAGGATCGTATTTTAATACATTTGGAAAATAAAACTGCTTAGTGCCATGTGCATCATATACAGCCATAGAATGGCCTTGCACAGTTACGAATTTGGCAATCTGCCCGTTATATACCGGATATCCAGCAGCGTTAATGATGATTGGTTGCAAAACAGGAACATGAGAGCCGTCTTCGTTCTCTACATAAACCTGAATCTGGTTTTCTGGACTTACCGGGTCAGTGTCAATTTTACCGATATAAATTTTGCCATTGGCTACGGCTTTAAAAGAACGAGCCATAGTGAAGAGTTGCGAAGGCATGCTTACCACAACATTTGCGGTGATATCTGACATTTCATTACTCCAGATACAAGGAATCGCCGCAGCGTAGCTACGGTGAATTTTGGGCATAAAAAAACCCAGCCGAAGCTGGGTCGTTGCGTTGGTTATCTGTCAGTAGTTATGTACTGAAGGAGGTAATTCTTTATTCTTAAGTCTCATCCATGCGGAAAGATTCGTTGGTCCGTCTGGCTCATTGATATCAACATCTCGTGAGTGATTGATTAAAACGTCTCTCGCTATATCGATAATACGGGAGAACTCATAACCGCAGTCATGACATCTGCCGGAATAGTTCGATTGAATTTGTTTCAGCGCCGGATACAGTTCGCGGAATAATGCCTGTGAGCGGTTGGCATAATCCCATAGCCATACAAGGCTGTTTGCTTCTTTTGCAGAAAGCTCGTTGGTTTTCTTCTCTTGTTTGCCGATGAATTCGCCTTCAAGCACTACCCTGTGGATGTACTCTACGGCTTGCGGTATCTGAGACGCATCAAGCTCTTCAATACTTTCCACATTGAAACGCTGATGAATCATTGCATAAGCTTCTGGGTACATTAGATGCTTTTTGCTGACCAGCATATTTACAGCATCACGAAGCGGAGTCCTGTCATCAACAGATGTTTTCTTACGTGCATTTTCTGCCTTTCCCTTTGTCCAGTAGTCATGCAGCACAGTAAAGCATTCTTCCTGGTACTGAATCAGTTTATCGCGGATGTCAGCACGAACTTTCTCAGGGTTGATGCTGAACAGCCATCCATTTAACTTCTTCAAAGGAAGGCAGAGTAGCTTACGAAGCTTCCCATCAGCGGCAACCATGTTCATATGAACACAGTTGAATTTGCTAATCTGCTTCATGAGTTTTGTTTGCTGCGTTGACCAGCTCATTCCAAGGTTTTCAACGATTGGCTTCATCGCAACATATGCAACTCCGGCAGCCATGGCGGTGATAATTTGCTGACCGTTGAATGGTACGTAAGAGGTGTTCACTGCTTCTAAAATTGCTATACTATTCATGTTGGTTTTTCTCCACGGATTTACTGACAACCGAAGCCCTGACTGTTCCCGCAGTTGGGGCTTCAACTTTCTGCTCTATCAGTTATATCTTTCCCTTCATATACTTCACCTATATTGCTAATGCTGGCAGAACATCCAAGATGCTTGTATCTTATGATGTCCAACACGCAGTCACTACACAGCATCCGACCTGTTTCTTTAGAGTAAATGTATGTTTGATCAGCGTCTGATTCGCTAATGCCGCAGAAACAACATTCTTTACTCATACCATTACCCCCTCTCTCTTCAAGCTGTCTATCAGGCGCTTGATAACCTCTGAGTTAAACGACCTGCACTCTTCCTTTGCCCTGCTACCTATAGCATCCTTTAACGACTGCGGCATCCTTACCAAAATCTTACTTATTTCTTTCTCCATGTTACCCTCCACACAAACAACTCTTTTCGAATACAAAAGATAGCAAAGTGAGTATATCTAGTCAAAATTTTTTTGCATACACTTTGATATCAAATTGAATACCAAAGGTGTGATATGGCAAAGGGTGTGTCAATTTCTCCAACTACGGTAAGAATCCCTGAATCTTTACGCGAGGCTCTTGCTGTCAGAGCATCAAAAAATGGTCGCTCTGTTAACTCCGAGATCGTCATGATTTTGCAAGCCGCGATTGATGAAGATAGGTCGCCAAAGTCAGTTGAGTCATTTGCTCAGCAAGAAGCTGACAAATTCAAAGAGGCGCTGCTTGAGACGCTAAAGACCATGTATGGTAAGGATGAAAAATAATGCTGCACACAATTCATTTCTTATGCCCCGTTAACACTGCCACTGTTGGGCAACTTCAGAACCACTGTCTCACCGCATTATCTCAAGGCGCAACTGAATTAAATATCCATATATCAAGTCAGGGAGGGGAAACTGCCGCTGGCTTTACTGCGTATAACTTTCTTAAGTCACTCCCTGTTACCGTTAGGGAAGGTGCGAACAAGTTCCTGATATGAGATCATCATATTCATCCGGAGCGCATCCCAGAGGGACATCATGAGCCATCAACTCACCTTCGCCGATAGTGAATTCAGCACTAAGCGCCGTCAGACCCGAAAAGAGATTTTCCTCTCCCGCATGGAGCAGATTCTGCCATGGCAGAATATGACCGCTGTCATCGAGCCGTTTTATCCCAAGGCGGGCAATGGCCGACGGCCCTATCCGCTGGAGACCATGCTGCGTATTCACTGCATGCAGCATTGGTACAACCTGAGCGACGGTGCCATGGAAGATGCCCTGTACGAAATCGCCTCCATGCGCCTGTTTGCCCGATTATCCCTGGATAGCGCCCTGCCGGATCGCACCACCATCATGAATTTCCGCCACCTGCTCGAGCAGCATCAACTGGCCCGTCAATTGTTCAAGACCATCAATCGCTGGCTGGCCGAAGCAGGCGTCATGATGACCCAAGGCACTTTGGTGGATGCCACCATCATTGAGGCACCCAGCTCTACCAAGAACAAAGAGCAGCAACGCGATCCGGAGATGCATCAGACCAAGAAAGGCAATCAGTGGCACTTTGGCATGAAGGCCCACATTGGTGTCGATGCCAAGAGTGGCCTGACCCACAGCCTAGTCACCACCGCGGCCAACGAGCATGACCTCAATCAGCTGGGTAATCTGCTTCATGGAGAGGAGCAATTTGTCTCAGCCGATGCCGGCTACCAAGGAGCGCCACAGCGCGAGGAGCTGGCCGAGGTGGATGTGGACTGGCTGATCGCCGAGCGTCCCGGCAAGGTAAAAACCTTGAAGCAGCATCCGCGCAAGAACAAAACGGCCATCAACATCGAATACATGAAAGCCAGCATCCGTGCCAAGGTAGAGCACCCGTTTCGCATCATCAAGCGGCAGTTCGGCTTCGTGAAAGCCAGATACAAGGGGCTGCTGAAAAACGATAACCAACTGGCGATGTTATTCACCCTGGCCAACCTGTTTCGGGTGGACCAAATGATACGTCAGTGGGAGAGATCTCACTAAAAACTGGGGATAACGCCTTAAATGGCGAAGAAACGGTCTAAATAGGCTGATTCAAGGCATTTACGGGAGAAAAAATCGGCTCAAACATGAAGAAATGAAATGACTGAGTCAGCCGAGAAGAATTTCCCCGCTTATTCGCACCTTCCTTAGAACTCACAACATAAGCAATGTTGAATCCATAGCTAATATCGTTTTCCTGGCTGGCTCAGAACGTTTCGCAAACCCATTATCAAGATTCCTGTTACATCCTCTATTATGGTGCTTTGCCTCCCCAGCCGCCGACCATGCCAGATTGAGAGAGTACGGGAAATGCCTCGATAACGATCTTGATCGCTTCGTTGAGACGTTCAATATCGACATCGGAACCCATATTAGGTGGGCATCCCTGATAGCAGACTCGACCATTTTGGATGCTAACAAGGCTCTTGAGCATGGCATAATTAATTCCATAAAAACTGCAAGGCTGGCATCCAATCAGGCAAACTGGTGGGTTGTTTGATGGGTAAATCATGATTACTCCTTATAAAAAACCCACCTGACGGTGGGATTTTCTTATTCTTTATCTTTTAAGTCTATGGTTCTTTGTCCAATAACCTTTTCATCTATGTATTTCTCATACTCTTCTCGAGTATCAGAAACCATTGCAATACCAGTAACCTTACCTATTTGGGTTCTAAGAGCCTTAACTCCAACCTCTGATAAAAACTGGTGTATTTTATCGTTTTTGCTGCCTTTTTCTTCTTTTGACGTTTTTGCTAAATTAAATACCTTTCCTTCACTTCTGGCTAATGGGTAATAAATGTGATCTATCGTAAGATATTTAAACGCCCATGGTCGCCCTCTAACTGGTTTGTCTATACCATACAGACGATACCAATGCTCATAAAGTTCAGGGGTGAACTCTCTTTCATACTCACGAGCCTCTTCAGCAACATATCGCTTATATGCTTGAATTACCTCTTCTTTTGTTCTGTCATACCCTGCCAAAGCATAAACAAGCCCCTGAATGCCCGCCTTGGCTGATGCATCAATAATGATTCTGGCTTGCTTAGCAATCCCTTCCTGACTGGAAAGCAACTTACCTTCGGCTTTAGCATTAGAGATTGCTCGACATAAATCAATTAATATTGTTACATCGTAGCCATGTATTACAGGATTAGCTGGAGTGTTCGTGCCCGCCTGTTTGTATTGAAAAATAAGAGGATTTTCAAGTTTTGCCCTTAATTCATGCCCGATATACTGAGAAATAGTTTTCCCCTGAATAAACTTTGGCAACCTGCTGCCACCTTCGCCAAGACCAATCGCTTCTCCCATGCCTCTCTGGCTAATAACGGCAGTTTTGTTATCATCATTTAACACATAGCACTCAACATCAATCCCGAATTCATGCTGGAACGATCCCTTATGCGTAGCAATTAATGGTTTATCCTTCCATCTTGCAGCCGCTGCTTTCTTTGCTATTTCAGAACGCTGCTCTTTAGTCAGCGACTTTGCGCGAGCGATACCGCCCTTAGCTTTCCCTTCGCCACTTTTCTTTTCAGTCATAATGCAAGCACCTTGTTGTGATACATGCTTGCATTATATACACTGTACACACATACAAGCAAGCATAAAACCAAAACAAAATGCTTGCATTACAACCGCGCTACTCCAACTACACATTATCATCTGGTATCCTGCTCAAAACTAAGGAGGTTGGTGTGAAGAAAAAATTTGTAAACGTTGCAAAGTGCGCAATTTTTATATTTTTTATGACCTTTTACGGATTTAGTGCCGGAGAAGGTTTCGATCGTGATGCCAATGCATTCAGTTTCTTTTGTCTGTCTATAGTGGTCATAATTGTATGGGTGGAATTAAAGCAAACATTGTTTCATGTGCTAGGGAAATAGCCATCCATGGCATTTAGTCACTGCTGTGTTGCCTCAGTGGCAAGCAGCGGTCTGATGGCATTTGCAGCGTTACTTAATGCTCTTTCATAGGCTGGCGTTCCTGCTTTGGTGTTTGCCAGACGTAAGAGCGCATTCCTTGCTGCTTTGGACTCATACAAGCGCATCATTGCACCGAAACCAGCCTCAAGCCCCATTGATACGCCAAGAGTCGCAGTTGCGCCAATCGTCCTTATCCTGTTGGCTTGCGATTGCCCCGTCTGAGTTACTACATTTGCGGTGTCTGACCTTGCTGTTTGCTGTAGAACTTCATTAAGAGCATCAAGTTCTTTCATGTGCTTTCCAGAAAAAATAGTGTTGTAAATTTCACCGCCTGACTGAGATTTCAGCTTATTAACTTCAGTGATGAACTTGGCTGGAGAGTCACCGGCCTTTTCCGCTATTTTGCTGACGTAAGCTGCACGCATAGCATCTTTCCCTTTATCATCCAGTGCGCTCCAGATTCGTTTCACGTCAGATGGTTTTCTGCTTAATACAACGGTATTTATAAGTTCAGGACTGGCTTCACTGCTTGCCTTGTTGAGTTTGTTAGCAATGTTTTTATTAAGCACCTTATTATAAACGTTTGCATAATCGGAATTTGCTTTAAGGTATTTTGCTGCGTCTGATGCACCGAGGTTTTTAGCAACTGCGTTACGAAGGTCTTTTGACATTGCATTCTCTACCATATTGGTAGCTGCTTTTGCCTGGTTGGGGAAGACCATAGCATCTCCCTGAACATTAGATCTAAAGGCTGTTCTGTGCTGACGCAAGAGATCAAACGTAACATCCAAATCAGTTGCAGGGTTTGCTAATTCTTCACGTAGGTTACGCAAGGATGTAAGCAGGCTTTGATTGGCTGAAGTCCCAAGCCGTTCCTGTCTTGCGATCGCTGTATTCAGAGCATTCATGGTATTTGTGGTATCAACTGCGGCATTACCCATTTTATTGGTGACGTCATTGATAACAGCGCCAGCAGTATCCTTCCGTCCCCTTAACGTGGTGGTCAGAGATTTCACCACATCATCAGGGTTGTACTCACCAAAACGGTCAAAATAATTGCTTACCAGCTTACTACGCGTTGCATATTGCTCTGCTCGCTTTGAGCCCGTCCCGAGCAAAGCCCCCTCGGCATCCTGAGTAAGGCCGCGAGTGAAAGCATTTTTCGGCGGGATAACATCAGATGTCATTGGTGTCACGCCCATCGATTCTGATGTGGCAATTTTCTTCGCCACTTCTGGCGCAATATCACCTTTTATAGCCGTTATTCCACGCCCTATTCCCTTTGCTGCTGCGGAAAGAACACCTTGAGCGGCAAGGTTAACTCCGGCATTTTTAGCTGCATTTTGTGCGAAATCGCCTTTCTGATTTGCGGCCTCTGCCAGTGATCCAATAGCCATGCTTCCTGCCGTTCCAACTCCTGGAACTAAATACCCACCAATTGTTTCACCGGCTTGTGCGTAGGGGTCTGTCGGTCGATCGACAGGGCGATAAACATCATCCAAAACCTTTGGGCCACCAAGCCCCTGGCTGATAGCATTAATCAGACTTGCGCCACCCTGCAATACGTCAAATGGTATGTTTACCAGACCACGACCAGCCTGTTCTGCAATTTGCCCGGCACTTTGACCACCTGTGAGCCAATCGCCAGCTTGTTGCATCAATGATGGTTCTTCTTTCTGCTGCTGAGGCGGAGGGTATGCTGCATAAAACTGATCTCTTGCTTCAGCCCATTTGTCACCAGCCTTAGGGGCAACAACCTCATCAAAATATTGCGCTTGAGCCTGTGCTTTCTGTTCTTCAGTTAACGCCTGATACTGTGGAGAGGCGATAACATCCTTCCATGCTTTAGCCATTAATCACCCCATAGTGAAGAAAAATTACTGCTGGCTGCTGGCTGTGATGCCTGTGTAGGTTGAGATTGCTGCCGCTGAGATTTACCAACATTAACGTTATATTGCTGGTTGTAATTGTCGGTATATTGCTGAATGTCGCGCATTGATTGTTGCAGTGCTTCAGGGCTTGAGAAATCAACCTGTGGCATACCTTGAAAATACATCTTTGCTTCTGCAACGGTGTTGATACCGGATGCCCCCATGTCTCTGGCTGCTGCAATGCCCTGATTCTGCATCTTTCCTTGGATTCGCTGTGCAGCGTTGTATAGTTTCCTCTGATCACCACCAGATGCACGGCTACGAATATCTGCACCAAGAGCAGGAGAACCTGAAGAGCCTGTAATGCCAGTCATGAAGCCAAGATCGTCAATTGATGCACCAGAAATTGCATCAAGATCTTTCTTCATTGCGTAATTCTGCGCGCTTGCTGCCGACGTGGCCGGAGCGGCAATAGAGCCAGCAGGAACGCGAACCATGTTCCCCTCATTGTCTATGCCTTCATAGAACGCGTTAGCCCCTGCACCATGAAGCTTCCCGCCTACGGTTACAGTTCTTCCGTCTGCTAGTTGAACTGTGCGCTCATTATTACCAACAGCCCCTTTCATTGATGCTCTCTGCATCGCTAAATCCTGACCTCTCCGAGCAGTAGCAGCAGATAAATCCTGACCGCGCATCGTGATATCCTGACCACGAGCGGTTAACTGATTTCTTTCTCCTTCAAGTCGACGCCCCTCCATTCGATCTTTGATATCGAAGTACTTCTCATGGCCGAGAGAAAACAGTGCCAGATTACCTGCGAAGTGCTGGAAGCCCTGCGGGTCATTAACCTGCATTTCCGCAATAGTTTCTGGAGGGATACCTAAACGACGCATCTCCTTTTCGTTATCCATCATGAACCTGCCAAATGCGCCCGGACCAAGCGACGAAGCTACCTGAGCCTTGAGCGCCAGATTGCCAAAGTCATCCCGCTGGGCGTCATCGACATACCCCATGCCTTTACGGACTTCCTCAAACTCTTCAGGGAATGCTGTAATAAGATTACGCATCTGCTCCCTGTCGCCGGACGCATAAGCATCTGCATAACCTTTCTGGAATGCCGCTTTACGCTCCTGCTGTTGCTGCTGCTTATAAATATCAGCAACTCCAGCCAGACCTCGAAGACCTGTCAGACCAACGTTATTTGCACCTGATCGACCCAACTCATTGTTTTCGCGGATCAGACCAAGCGTTGCGTTAATGTCGCTTGCCTTTGGTGCATTCTCGTTTTGCGTACCGATGCCAGCCAGAAAACCACCAGAATTAATACCCTGTTGCCACGTAGCCATTGATTACCCCTTAAAACAACGAGCCAAGCAGACCAAGACCGCCACCGATCGCAGCCCCCCACGGAGTTGATAGCTCGAGAGCACTGGCTATGCCACCACCCAAAAGCGCACCGGATGCAGCACCACTAACCCCCTGCTGCAATGCTGACGGTCGGTTGGCGTTTGCCGCAGCCAGCGCCGCGCTTTGCTGTGAAATCTGACTCATGTTGTTGGCATATGTTTGCCCGGCGTTTGCCTGCCCCTGAAGAGCGCCAAGACCGATATTTGCCAGGTTGTTGTAATTGTTCATTTGTCCAGATAGCCATTGCTGACCAAGCGTTGGTGCGATTGTTGCTAACTGATTACCGGTTGCAGTGGAACCCAATCCACCTGTTGCTTCCGCTGCCGCCAGACTCTGATAGCGAGCCTGATCTGCAAGGTCTTTATACTGCTGAGAGTTGTAATACTGGTTAAGCGCCTGACCTTGCCCTTCCAGAGACGATAAGTTCTCTAGGCTACCGACATACTTATCAGCCAGAGGAGTAAACGGCTTCAGGTTGTTCATGATGGTGTTGAACTGCTGATTTTGCAGGTCTGCGGCATACTTCTGAGCTTCTGCTGCATACTTTGCGCTTTTATCAGAACTGCCACCTTTCCCACCCTTTTCAGGGCAATAAGGTTCCTCGCCGCGCAGTTTTCTGCCCAGCTTAAATGCATATAACATGGCTATCTCCCGTGATTCAGGAAGTCGATTAGTTCTTCGCGTGTGGCGCTATAAAACGTCACGTCATCCACGCCTTTGAAGTATTTCTTGATGGTTCCTACACGCTTAAGGCCAATCATTGCGCAGTACATCTGCCCGTGGCGGAATTTGCGCGCAGCGAACGATGTGACACACTGAACAGTGGTGTTAGTCAGAATGTATCGCCAGAACTCCAGTCCGATTTCCTTGCTGAATCCACGAACCTCTGGCAGGTACATGGCGTGGCAATCGAATGTAAGCGGCTGAATCTCCTGATAGTAAACAATGCCGCCGAACTGCCCGTGCACGTTCACCTCAAAGTAACGGCATTCAGGTTTGTAGTCGTATCCATCACCGTTGTTGCTCCCGGCAATAATGTCAGGGTGATTTCCTACTGCTTCTATCAGGTCGATGTTTCGCGTTGGTTTGAATGTAATCATCAGTCAATCAGCCCATGTAATCTAAGTGCTGTTTCAAGCGCCAGAATACGCTGCCGCGCCTGCTGCAAACCTGTAGCGAGAGCCGCGACTTCGGATTGTGTGTACGTAGTGCCGACCGTGTATGACTGGTTTGCGTTGAATGAGCCAAGAAGTGGCGTACCTGTGGCTGCAGTCCATCCAGTCTGCCTTGCTCCAACTACCTGAATTCCATCAACTGAATATGATGTTTTTACATCCAGCGGTGACGCAAGAGACTGCGATTCGGTTACGGTTTTCGATACGTAATCACTCTTAATGTCAGATACATCGCTTTCTATGCCATCCAGTCTTTGGTCAACAGTGACCAGATGCGCCTGAATAGCGATAACCTCATCCAGCAAGTAATCAACATCGCTACGCAGTACGACTATCTTCCCTTCGGCGGTTGTTAACCTGACCTCAAGGAGATTTATCGCTTTTGTGTTTGCGGTGATTCTTGCGTCATGATCTGCCAGTTCGACGTCCTGTTCATCGTTTTTTACCTGAGCATCGTAAGCGCCCTGACCAGCCTGATTTGCCTTCCCGGCAATTGCGCCAACATCAGCACCCTGATTTATGACATACAGCAGGTAAGACTGGCTGAATATATTGCGTGGCAAAATTGAAGCATCAAGGCGCGTAGCCTGAACCACGACAGGATCATTCAGTGATGAATCAACCATTACTCAATCCTTATCTGAGCGCCAGACAGAGTGACAGGTGACTTCGTGATAACGCGCAATTTGAAGCCAATGTTTTTCCTGATGCGCCCTACTTTCTTCCACAAAACGCGTTTGTCGTAAACGAACGGTTCATTCTGCTCAATCATCTGCTCACGTCCGTAATTGATGCCGTCAGTGGTTGCAGAGAGGAACAGGCGGTCGGCGTACTGCGCAACGCCAGTTGACGATTCAACCTCAAGGTCGAAAACTCTGGCGTTATCCGCTTTGAACAGTGGAGTAAACAGCAGGTGTTCCTGTTGCTTGTCGTACTGGCTGCTGATATCGAACTGCAGTTTCCCGGTAACAGATTCCAGCTTATCGCCGCACGTTATCTGATTGCCTTCGTAAATGAAGTCGATAGCGCGGTACACATCGTCATACAGGCCTGTTTTCAGCACACACCATTGCGGACCATTGGCACTTGAAGATGCGTCGTAAACAAGAACATGGCGCGGCAGGTGGATAATCAGCAACTCATGAGCATCAAACCGCAACGATTCCATTACGCCATCAGCCAGTTCATCAGCAGTGTAGGAGCGTAGTATTTTCTCAATGCTCGCGCTGGCGATTGGTGACACCTGACCGGAGCCGATGATGTACACAGACGGCGCACCTGTTGCCGGATTGCTGATGAACGCATAGGAATCAGCAAACGGCGTTTTGCAGTAAGTTCCGGCGATGCCTTTTTGCACCATCAGCGATGGCTGCGCGACATACAAAGCAGCACCAACGGTGGTTGCACCAGTCAGGGAGAAATATTCAATCGTTGATGAACCAAAGCATACGATGAAGTCTCGCCATGTTCCGATGCCGATGATGCCGTCAGGCTGCGATTCTGCGCGATATTGTGCGCTGTAACGGTCAGGATGTGATTCGTCTCCAAGGTCAGTGATAAACCATGAATCAGTGCCGTCTTTTGACCACGCATAACGCCCGCGCAAGCGCGTAATGTCACGAACCGAACCTAACTCATACTGAGTGAATCCGCTGTCTGCAGGCCAGTTTGAGACGGTTTTAACCGTGCCATCATAGCGATACTCTACCAGTTGACCATTAACGCCTACCGCCTGAGATGTTCGACCATGCGCCATTGATACGCGACCACTTCCGGCAACATCACCGACCTCGCTTTCTCCTTTGTACAGCTTGCCACCACATACGCGATAAACAGCATTCTGCGCCATGTTGTACTCGACGCCGCGAGATGCACCGTTCACATCAGAACGTTTGGCAATGCCAGGGAATGAGCGAAGATATCCGCTGCTGTTAAGGATTTCTTTGGGTGTAGCCAACATATTCACTGGCAGATAGTCGATATAGTCGGCGTTTCGAAAGTCTTTGCCGACACCTTTCATAAGCGGAAGTTGCTGAATCGGCATTTATTCACCTCACGTACTCGGATCATCTTTCTCGATGTAAAACCGATTCCACGTAAACGCGCTTTTTAACCCCGCCCCGCGAGGCATGTCATTTCGTCGCTCAAGTGGTGGTATTTTGGTTAAAGCGATACAGATTGTTTGATATGCACTGTCAGCAGCGGTAAGGAGAGCGTCTGACGGCTGAATGACGTTATCCATGCACACTTGCACAGCGAGTTTCAAAGCGACGCCATCATTTGCCCATGCAGGGATACCTGAATCATCGTCAGGTAACGGCATGATGCCGTTTTCTGTATCAGCAAACTGATATCCAAGCTCGATACCTTTAGCCTGCCATGCTGCCATCATGTCTTCGAGGTCATTAATGGCATCTTCAATTGCCTGAGGGTCAGCATCTGTCAACGTGGCATTGGAATACAGCCCGGCTTTTCGTAAAGCCTTAAGAACGAGATCACCCTTCGTTTTCGCCATCTTCTTCCGCCTTAGCCACTTTTTGCTTCGTTGCGGTTTCTTCAGGAGTTTTTACCCAGCCTTTTTTCAGGTGAGATTTAACTTCTTCGTCATCAACAATGATGTAATCGACAGCAAACTGACCACAGGTGATCATGTTGCCCGGCTTATAGAGCATTGTTCGTGCCATTGTCTTCTCCCAATAAAAATGGGGCCGAAGCCCCACCTAAATTACTGCCCGGCAATAACGATGCCCGTATATTCAGGAACCAGTACAGAGCAACCGTACAGAGTGGTGAAACGCGCAGTGGTTACGCCTTTGATGTGGTCGAAGGCGTAAGACATGATCAGCGTAGCGCCCTGCTCGGTGGTTGCTGTCATTACCTGTGGACCCTGACCAGTCGGGAACGCCAGTTTGCCGTACATCAGTTCAACAGAACCATCAGCCCAGAACAGGTTAGCCGGTGCGGCATTTTTGTTGAGAATGGTGATTGCTGCGCTACTTGCCGCATTAGCATCAACGTTTGCATATGGACGGCTGGCGACATCCGCGTTGTCAGGCGGCAGAATTTTCGGGGAGATAGTTACTGTCGTTCCGCTAACTGCCAGAACGCGGAATACCTGCGGCTGCCCGGTGGTATCTTTGGTGATCTGGTGTACGGAATTCACCCCTGCGATGGTAAACGCATCGCCAACCTGCAAACCAGATGCAGATACCGTAATGGTCCCCTGTCGGTTATCCACTGGCATATCGTTAGCATCTTTCGCTTCAACCTTGTGCGCAGGTGCTGCTGCCAGCGTAATGGAAGTTGCTGTACCCTTCGGAACACGACCAGAAATATCGGTCTTGTAGCTATCGAAGGACGCAACCGGAGGGATCTGCGCTTTTTCGTATGCTGTCAGGGTTGCGCCCTGAGCATAGGCACGGTGACCAAGCTCGCCAGCAAGGTCTTTGTAGTTGAAGGGGTTCCAGAAAGAGCGACGGTTGATACCCTGAGGTACACCAATCGCCGTCATGGTGGCATCAATACCTGCCGCACAGTTCCACAAATCACGGCCCTGTGAACCAGTTGTTGAGTCAGCCATTGTGATCACGTTAGTAGCACGCTGCGTGACCATGGAAATCAGGTCAGAGTCAATCTGTGCAGCAAGGCGCATACCTGCGGCGCGACCAGCTTCAGTTTTATGTTCCGGGTCACGCATTTCACGCGCATCCAGAGTGTACAGAATGTTTTTCGGCTCCTTGAACACAGAAGGAACAAGGCGCTGAACCAGTGCTGTAGGCGTTTTGCCGCTGAGATCGAGGCCTTCTTCAATGTTCATGTGGTAATGCTGCGGACGATACAGAACATCACCTGCTCGCTGCATTGCGGTATCACCGGGACGGAATTTTTTAGCGTTACGGGAAACTACGCAGGCGGCCTCAAAGCCTTCAACGTAGTTTTCGAACATGATTTCAAGGTCTTTTGCTAATTGGTTAGCCATGCTTAATGCTCCGATAGGTTATTTTTTTGCCTTTTTAGCGGCGAAATACGGCGTCCAGTCACCAGTTTCCAGCGCCTTGGCTTTCAGTTTGTCGAGGTTATTGATTACTGCGCCGTTGCTCCCCTTAACTGTCGGGGTTGTGGCTGCCGTGGTTTTTGCTTTTGGCATGATTCTGGCCTTCGATTCGATACGTTCCAGCAGACGACCAATTGCTACGGGGTTGGTAGCTTCTGCCAGTTGCTTGCGCAGTTCAGCGTTGCGACCGAGCGCCAGAACAACGATTTCCGGCTTCTCTGACTCAAACAGGATCGCGTTTTGTGTCTCGATGGGGATTTCCTCGAGTACGGCCTGTTCTGCTTCCTGATAGCCAGGAACCTTGAGAGCCTTAACACGTTGCTGATATTTGGATAATCGCTCTTGATAAGCAGCATGAAGCTCCTGCTCCTTCTGCTTGCGAGCCATCTCCTGTTGCTGGTACTTTCCGTTATCCTCTGCCCACTTAGCCATGCGTTGCTGATAGATTTCTTCATCGAAACCGATGTCCTCATCATCCAGTTTTGGCATTCGCGGTGGTTGAGTGATTACCGGCTGCTGCTCGACGGGTTTCTGAGACTGACGCATCAGCTCTTTCAGCTCGCGGTCTTTCTCTTTAATCGTCTTGCGCAGGTGTTTTACCAGTCCATGCTCTGCGCTATCTTCGCTGGTTGACCGCTGTTTCTTTCACTGTGAAATAGCCGCGATCCATATATTCCTGCATTGGCACATTTCGCCGGGAACCTGAAGCAATAAGGATTTTGTGATCACGCATCCACGCAAACAGTTTGTTTGGACCAATACCGACAACCTTTGCAAAGTTTCCAATCAAAATTCCGCTGGCCTCGCCAACTCGATCGGCAAACTCAACTTTAGGTGCGGCAATTGCGAGCTGGTTTTCCAGTTGCATTTTCTGCTCAGCAAGATCAGCAGCAAGGCGCAACGCTTCTGGTAGCGTTTTGGGGATATTAACCGCAGTTTCTTCAAGCTCTCGCCAACGGTCAACAAGACGAGCGGTGAATTCCGGCGACAACTGGGCTACAACGACAATACTGTCTCGCTTTCCTTGTTCGCCTTCGAATACATACACACAAAAACTTTGATTTAAGCCTAACCCATTGATTCTTACACAATCCTCAATTTGAGGAAGCCGGATAACACCATTTTTAGCCAGCGTTTCGATGGTACGTTTCACATTGTCATGACGCTTACCAACCAACTCAGCGATTTCAATGCTTGTCATTTTGATGGCATTGCCATTTATTAACTCATTCATCGTCTTCTTCCTCGTACATTGAGCTATTCGGATCGCTCATCAGTTCTGCGCAGCAATCTGAGCACACGTGAACTTCCAGCACATGCAGCTTCTGACCGCAGTTAGCGCACGTTAAAGCCCGCTCGACGCTTTCTTTCTGGTATTGAATGGATTGGGATGGGCTAAGCATTATTGGCGTCCTGCATCATGAGAAAGACAATCATGGCAGCGCGGAGTGGGTTTTCATCTTGAGTCATATGATATGGGGTACTATCACTGCCAACTTTTCTATGCGCTGCCTTCCATAATCCATTTTCTGGCGCTGGAATAATGCCAATTCTGTTCTCTACGATAAGCGAATTATGTTCCGCGAGTATGACCGCCTGATTATCACAAAGGGATATCCGAAGCGCGAAGACTTAAGTCGCAGAATTGACGTCCCGTATAACGGATATGAAATCAAGACAATCACACATCCCCACTTCGGTGATAAACCGGTAAAGGTGTTCGCGATAAAGGTAAATATCGGCACTGAATAACAATCCTCGCACTCGCGGGGATTTCTTTTATCTGAACTTGCTACGGCGAATTTTGTTTTATGGAGATGATTATGGTCTGTTCAACATTAAACCCTCTAACGTTACAGAAATACCAGCAAGACCCTGAAGATTTATGCTCACTGTGTGGCGGAAATCATGGTAAAGCCGCCATGATCGAATGTAAGGACAAAATCCACATATGCCTTAATTGCGTTGATGTCCTCGTTGATATCAAAAATGAGAGAGAAGATAAAAAGCGTAGCGAGGCTATTCGCGCATTAGATTCATGGATGCGAGATGGGTATAGTGCTGCGCAAATTTATGACTTCGCAATATCAAAAGGCGAAATACCAGGAGTGCGCATCGAATAAGACGTAACCAATATTCGAATTGAAGAACTGAAAGAACACCAAGCCGCCTGATGGCGGTTTTTTCTTGCGTGTAATTGCGGAGACTTTGCGATGTACTTGACACTTCAGGAGTGGAACGCTCGCCAGCGACGCCCAAGAAGCCTTGAAACAGTTCGTCGATGGGTGCGCGAATGCAGGATATTCCCTCCTCCGGTTAAGGATGGAAGAGAGTATCTGTTCCACGAATCAGCGGTAAAGGTTGACTTAAATCGACCAGTAACAGGTAGCCTTTTGAAGAGGATCAGAAATGGGAAGAAGGCGAAGTCATGAGCGCCGGGATTTACCCCCTAACCTTTATATAAGAAACAATGGATATTACTGCTACAGGGACCCAAGGACGGGTAAAGAGTTTGGATTAGGCCGAGACAGGAGGATAGCAATCACTGAAGCTATACAGGCCAACATTGAGTTATTTTCAGGACACAAACACAAGCCTCTGACAGCGAGAATCAACAGTGATAATTCTGTTACGTTACATTCATGGCTTGATCGCTACGAAAAAATCCTCGCCAGCAGAGGAATCAAGCAGAAGACACTCATAAATTACATGAGCAAAATTAAAGCAATAAGGAGGGGTCTGCCTGATGCTCCACTTGAAGACATCACCACAAAAGAAATTGCGGCAATGCTCAATGGATACATAGACGAGGGCAAGGCTGCGTCAGCCAAGTTAATCAGATCAACACTGAGCGATGCATTCCGAGAGGCAATAGCTGAAGGCCATATAACAACAAACCCTGTCGCTGCCACTCGCGCAGCAAAATCAGAGGTAAGGAGATCAAGACTTACGGCTGACGAATACCTGAAAATTTATCAAGCAGCAGAATCATCACCATGTTGGTTAAGACTTGCAATGGAACTGGCTGTTGTTACCGGGCAGCGAGTTGGTGATTTATGCGAAATGAAGTGGTCTGATATCGTAGATGGATATCTTTACGTCGAGCAAAGCAAAACAGGCGTAAAAATTGCCATCCCTACAACATTGCATGTTGATGCTCTCGGAATATCAATGAAGGAAACACTTGATAAATGCAAAGAGATTCTTGGCGGAGAAACCATAATTGCATCTACTCGTCGTGAACCGCTTTCATCCGGCACAGTATCAAGGTATTTTATGCGCGCACGAAAAGCATCAGGTCTTTCCTTCGAAGGGGATCCGCCTACCTTTCACGAGTTGCGCAGTTTGTCTGCAAGACTCTATGAGAAGCAGATAAGCGATAAGTTTGCTCAACATCTTCTCGGGCATAAGTCGGACACCATGGCATCACAGTATCGTGATGACAGAGGCAGGGAGTGGGACAAAATTGAAATCAAATAATGATTTTATTTTGACTGATAGTGACCTGTTCGTTGCAACAAATTGATAAGCAATGCTTTTTTATAATGCCTACTTAGTATAAAAAAGCAGGCTTCAACGGATTCATTTTTCTATTTCATAGCCCGGAGCAACCTGTGAACACATTTTCAGTTTCCCGTCTGGCGCTGGCATTGGCTTTTGGCGTGACGCTGACCGCCTGTAGCTCAACCCCGCCCGATCAACGTCCTTCTGATCAAACCGCGCCTGGTACCTCTTCTCGCCCGATTCTGTCGGCAAAAGAAGCGCAGAATTTCGATGCTCAACACTATTTTGCATCCCTGACACCAGGTGCTGCAGCGTGGAATCCTTCCCCGATTACCCTGCCTGCGCAACCTGAATTTGTTGTCGGCCCGGCGGGCACTCAAGGTGTAACGCATACCACGATTCAGGCGGCGGTAGATGCGGCAATTATCAAGCGTACCAACAAGCGCCAGTATATTGCCGTGATGCCTGGTGAGTATCAGGGAACGGTATATGTCCCTGCCGCTCCGGGTGGAATTACTCTGTACGGTACAGGTGAAAAACCGATTGATGTGAAGATTGGGCTTTCCCTTGATGGTGGCATGAGCCCTGCCGACTGGCGTCACGACGTCAACCCGCGCGGCAAATATATGCCAGGTAAACCAGCGTGGTATATGTACGATAGCTGCCAGAGCAAACGCAGCGACAGTATCGGTGTTCTCTGCTCTGCGGTCTTCTGGTCACAAAACAATGGCCTGCAACTGCAAAATCTGACCATCGAAAACACGCTGGGCGATAGCGTAGATGCAGGTAACCATCCGGCGGTGGCACTGCGTACTGATGGTGACCAGGTACAGATTAACAACGTTAACATTCTCGGTCGTCAGAACACCTTCTTTGTCACCAACAGCGGTGTGCAGAACCGTCTGGAAACGAATCGTCAGCCGCGTACGCTGGTGACCAACAGCTACATTGAAGGGGATGTGGATATCGTTTCTGGTCGCGGCGCAGTGGTGTTCGATAACACCGAATTCCGCGTGGTGAACTCACGTACTCAGCAAGAAGCGTATGTGTTTGCACCGGCTACGCTGTCCAACATTTACTACGGTTTCCTCGCCGTAAACAGCCGTTTCAATGCTTTCGGTGATGGTGTGGCGCAACTGGGCCGCTCGCTGGATGTTGATGCCAATACCAACGGTCAGGTGGTGATCCGTGATAGCGCCATCAACGAAGGTTTTAACACGGCTAAACCGTGGGCCGATGCGGTGATCTCTAATCGTCCGTTTGCGGGTAATACCGGCAGCGTAGATGATAACGACGAAATACAGCGCAATCTGAATGACACTAACTACAACCGCATGTGGGAATACAATAACCGCGGCGTGGGTAGTAAAGTGGTTGCAGAGGCGAAGAAGTAA